TATATCGGAATCCTCTGGAAAGAAGAAAAAGATCAAATGAAGGGAGACGCCCAGGAACGTTCTGTTAATCAGTCAGTGCTTCGTGGTGGCAATGAATCCTATGATTTTTCATCATATAACCCACCAAAATCAAAATCAAACTGGGTAAACAGGATCAAGCTCACACCTAACCCGAAAAGAGTTATTCATCATTCGAGTTATCTGGAAGCCCCGGCGGAGTGGCTTGGACAGAAGTTTATTGACGATGCAGCGCATCTGAAAGAAATTAATCCAGAAGCCTATGAGCATGAGTATTTGGGTGTTCCGAATGGTGACGGTGGAAATGTATTTGAGTATCTGGAGATTAGAGATATTACGGATGAAGAGATCAGCCACATGGATCGTATTTTCGCTGGCGTAGATTATGGATGGTACCCGGATGCCTTCTGCTATCTCCGAACTTATTACGATTCTGCCAGAGAGAAAATATATCTGATTGACGAGTTATATGTAAATAAATGGAGCAACTCCAAGACCGCTGATTGGATTAAGAAAAAAGGCTATGACGATTATACGATGATATGTGATTCTGCGGAACCTAAGTCCGTGAACGACTTCCGGGATGCCGGGCTCCCTGCCAGAGGAGCAATCAAAGGGCCGGGAAGTATCGAGTATGGTTTCAAATTCTTACAAACAAAGACCATAGTCATTGATCCGAAGCGTACACCGAACGCATACAAAGAAATTACGGAGTATGAGTATGACAGGGACAAAGAGGGAAATGTAATAAGCGGTTATCCTGACGGAAACGATCATGCAATCTCGGCGCTTAGGTATGCGTATGAGTCGTTATTTAACAGGAGAGGTTACAGTGCATAATGGGACTTATAACAACACTAAAAAGGTGGTTTAACATGATATTCAAAAAACAAGCCGAAGAGGACTTCAACATCCAGGCAGCAGAATTTCCAGAGATGGAATCACTGATTAACCGGTGCGCGAACATCTACAGAGGCGTACCGGACTGGTTAGATGATAAGAATAATATCAAGACGATTAATTTTGCTAAATCTGTCTGCTCAGAGACAGCCCGGCTCGCAACATTGGCGATTGGCATTCAGATAGACGGTTCCACAAGGGCTACATGGTTACAGGAGCAGATTGACAAGGTATATTTCCAGATACGCCACTGGGTAGAATATGGTTGCGCTTACGGAACGGTGTTCATTAAACCAAACGGTGAGAGTCTTGACGTATTTACTCCGGCAGATGTGATGATTGTGGATTACGACAATCAGGAAATTAAAGGGATTATATTTAAAGATTCTTATACTGTTGGACGGAAATACTACACACGGCTTGAATATCATAGGTTTATTGAGACCACTGTGGACGGTGCGACAACCTATCCGTACTATGTTTCTAATAGAGCTTATGTATCAAAATCCCCTCAGAGCATCGGAGATAAGATTGACCTTAAACAGACCAAATGGGCGGACCTCATGGCAGATACACCGCCAATACTCAAGGCAAACGGAGAGAAGCTGGACGGACCTCTGTACGGAGTGCTGCGGACACCACAGGCGAACAATGTGGACATCAGTACACCACTTGGACTTCCGATTTTTGCAGAAGCCATTGAAGAGTTAAAAGACCTCGACATTGCATACAGCCGTAATGCCGGAGAAATTTTTGACTCGCAGAAGATTGTTCTGGCAGATGATAGACTGCTGATGCCAAGCGGTACACCCGTAGCAGCTATGTCACCACAGGGCATGGAGAACAGACGGAAGGAAATGAGATTACCGCACTTTGTCAAGAATGTGTTTGGGCAGGACGAAAAGGAGTTCTATCAGGAAATTAATCCACAGCTCAACACAGATACCCGTATAAGCGGCATAAATGCCCTTTTAAGCCAGTTAGGGTATAAGATTGGATTCTCTAACGGATACTTTGTTTTCAACGAATCTAGCGGTATTCAGACAGCTACAGGAGTAGAAGCAGAACAGCAGAGGACAGTGCAGTTCATAAAAGACGTTCGAGACAAACTGGAATCCTGTCTGGATGAAGTTGCTTACGCATTAAATGTTTACGCTGACCTGTACGGACTTGCACCTGTTGGAGCATATGAAGTCAATTATGATTTTGGAGATATCCTGTATGTGCGTGAAAACGACCGTGCAAGATGGTGGCAGTATGTGACTACTGGCAAGGTTCCGGCATGGTTGTATTTCGTGAAGTTTGAAGGAATGACGAAAGAAGAGGCGGTAGCAATGGTCAAAGAAGCTCAGCCAGACGAGCCAACATTATTCGGAGAGGAGTAAGAAGATGACAGATAAACCAGTAACCAGAGAAGAGATGTATCTTGCACATCTAACAGGAGATTACAAAGGTGATGTTCCAAAGCCAATTACACGGAAAGAAAAGTACCTGTATAAACTCTGTGTAGACGGAATCGGAACCAGTAAAGAAGCTATAGCAGAAGCAGTTCAGACATACCTGTCCGATAAGGGTGTTGGACTTAGCATGGATGCAGATGGCTATGTGAGTTTGAAAGCAACGGAGGAAAATAACAATGGCTGATACATTTAAGGGAATAATCACAGCAGATGGAAAGAAACGGCAGCTACCTTACAACGCAGTGTTTGGAACGCCAGCTTCTGACCCAACATTGTCTTTAGAGGGAGCATTTGCCGACTCCAAAGCGGTAGGCGATAAATTCAAAGAAGTAAAGACAGAAACTGATTCGCTAAAGGAAGATTTAGGCGATATAGGAACGTTTACAAAATCATCCAATCTAATAAACCCATCAGAGCTTATGTACAATTATTCCATTGGTAGTGATGGAAATCCAGTGGCAAGTGACGGTCTTGTGATAACAGGGAAAATCAAAGTAGACAAGTCTATTCAGTATGTGAGCAAGCATAATATTTTTTATAATTTATACTTGTATGATAACGATATTTTTAAAGGACAAATAAACACATACCAAAAGTATAACAACGGATTTTTAATAGACTTGCCATCCGTTGGCGCTGATTTTAACAGTGTTATTATTTGCTATAAATATTCTGAAATGATAAAGCCTTATTACTTTGGAAGTAAGGATGATTTCGATGCCTATGGATTCGTGGAATACTATGACAAATTTGTCTTTGGAGAAAAAACACATGGCTCGGTAGATGAAAATATGCTTTCTGATGAAGTAAAGGGAAAATTAAACAATAAGGAAGAGGCCAATTTATTGCCGTGTGAAACCATTGAAGGCGTTATTAATTGGAATGGAAAAATTGGTACAATAAGCGGTTTTAATATCGCTAAATTCAAGTTGACAATCGGCCAGCATATAAAAGTATATTGCAATCCAGTTACTGGCGATACTTCACATATTGCAATGGGAGAATATTTCTACAATGATACTATTCTCAAAAAAATATATAATGCAACGGAAAATCACTTGATTGAACCAATGGAATACACCGCAACAAAAGCAGTAACGTATATTTGGGTGATCTACAAAGAAACTGATGGAATTAAAGCGACTGTATCAACAAATACGGATGTGATTTATAACGGCAGTGCAATCAATCAGTTATCTTTATTGAGATATAGATTTTCTAGTGCTATTTGTGTGGGGGATAGCTTGACAGTCGGAAAACAACCTGGTGATACAAGCCGAGATAATTACCCATTGTATTTAAGCAGAATGACAGGGATGCGAATAACAAATGCGGGTCAGAGTGGAGCAACGGCAAAAGCATGGTGGGATAATTGGCAGACAACATACAATTATGCAGATTATGATTGTGCTTTTATCTGCCTAGGTACAAATGGTGGGGTTGTAAAAGATAGTGATAATTACAATGCGTATATTTCTATAATTGACAAAATGCAAGCAGATAATCCAAATATTGCTATTTTCCTTTTAGACTGTGTTGGTAATAACTCAGATGGAACAGATGCAAATGAAATCATTAAAGGGATTGCAGATGCAAAAGGGATAGATATGCTTAATGTCTTTTTGAATGATAAGATTTGGCTAGCTGGCGTAAATGGACAGCCACAAAGTCCTACTCACGATATGAAAGGAGACCCTACGCATTTAAGTCCTATGGGTTATTTGCTACTTGCAAACAATGTTGTTCGTGAAATGTGCAGGGTTATGTTTGAAAATATGGATAATTACAATCAGAGATTTACGCCAAGTTAATGAATTAAAGGATGCTTTAGCGAACCAGTAAAAAACCAAAACATGTACCACAACATTTATCGAAAGAGGTGATATACTATGCTTAGTCCAGAATATTTGCGAAGAGTTACAGAAGGCAGTGAACAGATTGCAGAAGAATTACATCAGTATATCGTCTCTGAGATCGTGTCGCGGATGATGGCAAGAATCGGCAGAGGTGAGGACTATATTCTGACCAATGCCGATGCGTGGCGAATCAGAACACTACAGGAATCCGGTGAACTGCTAGAAGACATTCTGGCAGAATTATCCAAATACACTAAACGCGAACAACAGGAACTTCTTGAAGCGTTTGAAGATGCCGGGATCACTGCAATGAACTATGACGACAAGGTATACAAGGCGGCAGGATTAAGCCCTGTACCGCTTGAACAGTCCCCGGCTATGATAAGACTCATGGAGCGGAATATGCTTGCGACTATGGGTGAGTGGAAGAACTTCACAAGAACAACTGCAAGTGCCGCTCAAAGGCTCTATATCGAACAGTGCGACCTTGCGTATAACCATGTGATGACTGGGGCGGTTGGGTATACACAAGCCATCAAAGAAGCAGTCAATAACGTTGTGAGTGATGGTGTTACCGTCACATATCCATCTGGCAGAAAAGACACGATTGAAACAGCAGTTGCACGTTCTGTCAGAACTGGTGTGGCACAGGCATGCGCTGACATTCAGTTGACAAGAATGAAAGAAATGGGATATGGCTTAGTGTTGACATCGGCACATATAGGAAGCCGCCCAAGCCATGAAGTATGGCAAGGACAGGTATTCTCTATAGACTGGGAAAAATTAAAAGAAATTAAGCCGGAGTTTTTTCAGGAACGAGATACACCAGAATACCGTAGAATGTTGGAGCAAAAAGCAAGCCACTATCCAGATTTTATTGAAAATTGTCATTATGGCGAAGCTGATGGAATATGTGGAGTAAATTGCAGACATCATTTTTCGGTTTGGGCGGAAGGAATGTCGAATCCCTATGCAGAATTATCGGCGCAGGACAAAGCTGACAAAGGCAAACAGTACGAAAAAGAACAACGGCAACGTGCTTACGAACGGAGAATCCGCAAGACGAAACGTGAAGTCCTTGGACTACAAGCAGGAGTCGACAATGCACCGAATGAAAAGGCGAAATTCGCACTCCAGCAAGACCTTGACCGGAAGTCTTATCTTTTGCAGAAACAAAATGCTGCATACAAAGATTACTGCAAGCAGAACGACCTGAGGGAGCTGCAAGACCGGCTCATGATTGCTAAGTGGAACCGCCAGAACGCCGCAAAAGCCAGAGGAGCGGCGAAACGGTATAAAACAGCAAAGGGGATTGACTGATGGACAGATGGGAATATTACAATCCAAATCCTGCCGGGAATCGAGTCGGAGATTGCGCTGTCCGGGCAATATGTAAAGCAACCGGGTTCGACTGGGAAACGGTATTCACCGGATTAATGATACAGGCGTGTACTCTGTCAGATATGCCAAGTGCAAATTATGTCTGGGGAGCGTACCTCTATAAACATGGATACAGACGCAAACTGATTGAACAATCAGAGCGATATATCTATACAGTCAATGACTTTTGCACAGACCATCCGACAGGTACGTACATCCTCTGCATAGATGGTCATGTGGTGACAGTACAAGAGGGCAAATATTTCGATACATGGGATAGCGGTAATGAGATCCCGGTATATTACTGGGAAAAGGAGTAGCTAAATGAGCATACAGGAATTTATTCAATTGTTTCTTTCAGTCTGCGGAGGAGTGTCCATTGTTGGAGGTGCAGCAGCTGTAATCTTTAAATGGATTACACCGGCGTTCCGACTCAATAAGCGAGTAGAGACACTGGAAGAACATGATAGACGAGATTATGAAAGTCTTCGGAGAATCGCAGAACGAGATTCATTAATTCTGGAAGTATTGTCGACCATGCTGGACAGTCAGATCAGCGGCAACAATGTGGAGGAATTAAAAAAAACAAAACAGAAGCTTACAAATTATCTTGCACAGAATCAACGTTAATTGCATTAATAAGGGGTATGCTCATGAAGTTATATGTGTTCACTAAGAAAGATATAGACAGGTTCTTGACAGAGTGTAATTTTACACCGGACGAAGAAAAACTGTTCCGGCTGAGATGCAAGGAATATACACTCGAATACTGCGCTGAACAGATGAATGTGAGCATGTCCACGGCGAAACGGTTGAGCCGCCGGGTAAACAATAAAATAATTAAAGTATGCTAAAAAAAGTAAGGAGAGGATATTTTTACCCTCTCCCATTTTTTTTAACAAAAATCTTCTTTTACAACCCTTTCAAGTAGTTTTATCACATATTCTGGCGGCGTTCTTTTCTCTGCCTCCCAGTCCTCTATGGTTCTTTTGGGTATCTCGTACTTATCGGAAAAAGCCTGCTGGCTCAATCCGGCGAGTTCACGTAGTTTTTTTATCATTATAAGATTATCCTTTCATCCTTATCCTACTGATGCAGGTTATTCTCAGTTTTCCATTCCTTTATAATTCAATAGAAATTGAAAATTCACTTTCAAGTAATTCCTCAAAATCAGGGTCTTCTTTTACATAAGCTTTTAAAAATGCTTCTGGTGTACATGGCGCCATATCAAAATGAAGGTTTTCTCTGATGTCATCGTTCATGTATGTTGCAATTACGTCCAAATCTTCCTGTGTCAGTGTGTATTCTTCTCCATATCTTGTCATTTTGTTTTCCTCCTAAATGATTTCTTATTTCCTCTTTCTGATATTATAATACCACGCAATGCGTGGCGTGTCAATACTTTTATGACACTTTTTTGAACTTTTTAGATTGATATATCTATGCAAAAATATAGCTATAGAAAGTCATAGAATAAGTCATAGGAGGTGTACGAGATGGCATTATACAACAATCCTTATCAATACAGTTTTGGTGTTCCGGGACAGATGAATCAGTTCCAGCAACAGCCTGTCCAGATGCCAGCTCAACCAGTACAACAGCCCCAGCAGAATAACAATGGTATCCTGTGGGTGTCTGGAGAAGTCGGTGCAAAATCTTATCTGGTAGCACCCGGAACAAGTGTTTTGCTGATGGACAGTGAGAGCGAAAAGTTCTACATAAAATCCACAGACGTTTCCGGTATGCCACAGCCATTACGAACGTTTGAATATCACGAGGTAGGCACTCAGATGCCACCTAAACAGCCTGTTCAGAACATGGACAGTAAATACGTCACCAGACAGGAATATGATGATTTAAAGGGCAAATACGAAGCTATCATAAACCGATTAAATTCTTTTTCTGAACCTGTTAGAGCTAATACCGTGCAGGAATCAGCGGTCAAGGGAGGAAACGCAGATGAGTAATCCATTATTCAACGCACTTGGTGGTGGAATGCCGCAGGGTAACGGTCCGATGCAAATGATACAGCAGTTTATGCAGTTCAAACAGAATTTTAAGGGAGACCCAAAGGAAGAAGTCCAGAAGATGCTACAGTCTGGAAAGATTTCCCAGCAGCAACTTAATCAGGTTCAGCAGATGGCAGGGCAGTTTCAGAATCTGCTGAAGAATATGAAATAGTACATTACAATCTGGCCAGATTGATGTAAATACACAATAAAGGAGATTATAACTATGGATGGAAATTATAGCTTAGCAGATATTGCCGCTGCTACTGGAAACGGTAGAAATAACGACGGCATGTTTGGTGGAGATGGCAGCTGGTGGATTATTGTTTTATTCATTTTTGCTTTCTTCGGATGGGGGAACAACGGCTGGGGTAATAATGGCAACGGCGGCGGATATGTAGCCACAGCAGCTACTCAGGCAGATATTCAGAGAGGATTTGACAATTCTGCAGTAATCAGCAAACTTGACGGGATCAACAATGGACTCTGTGATGGATTCTATGCAGTGAACAATGGTATGCTTACCGGTTTTAACGGAATCAACACAAACATCATGCAGACTGGATTTGGAATCCAGCAGGCAATCAATGCCGATACTGTAGCAAATATGCAGAACACCAGCGCATTGCAGTCTCAGTTAGCTCAGTGTTGCTGCGACAACAGGGCGGGACAGGCACAGATCAGATATGATATGGCTACCAACGCCTGTGCAATCCAGAACACCATGAACAACAACACAAGAGACATTATTGACAGTCAGAATGCAGGAACAAGAGCAATTCTTGATTATCTTTGCAATGAAAAGATTTCTTCTCTTCAGGCTGAAAACAATGATCTCAGACGTGCTGCTTCTCAGGATCGGCAGAGCGCACTGCTTACAACTGCAATGGCCTCTCAGACACAGCAGCTCATTAATGCGATTAATCCGGCACCGATTCCGGCATATCAGGTTCCTAACCCGAACACATATTACGGATGCGGATGCAATACTGGATGCAATTGCTGATAACTTCATATCGAGAGTATCTTTCGATTGATTCGAATGTCGGCTTATGCCGTATTACACAGAGGGGCAGGCTGGGACCTGTCCTTTTGTGATATGAAAGGAGTATTTTTTATGGCAGAATTTACGAATGTAGCTGCTCAGACTGTAGCAGCAAACGGAAACGCAGTATTTTCAAACACAGCAGTTAAAGGTTCTAACTGCATTCAGCACAGAGAGGGAAGTGGAATCATCACTCTGAGAGGGTTGACTAACCAGTGCAAAGCGAGATTCTTTGTGGATTTTTCTGGTAATATCGCAATTCCAACAGGCGGTACTGTCGGAGCTATTTCTCTGGCTATTGCAATTTCTGGCGAGCCGGTTCTTTCTTCACAGATGATTTCCACACCGGCAGCAGTAGACCAGTACAACAATGTGTCCGCAGGTATCTATATTGATGTACCTCGCGGATGTTGCGTTAATATCGCGGTAGAAAACACAAGCGATCAGGCTATTTCTGTTACGAACGCAAACATTGTTGTAACCAGAGAAGCGTAGGAGGTGCAGTTATGAGAGATATTAAGGATTTATGCGCAAGAATCGAAGACGAGCTTTCCAAAATTGCTGATAATGGACTGACCACTGGAAATCTGGATATGACGTATAAGCTGATTGATATGTATAAAGATATCAAGAATACGTATTACTGGGACAAAAAAGTGGAATATTACAACACTGTCCTTGATGAGATGCGTGGTGGATACAATGACGATTACAGCGAACGCGGAAGAAAGCGCGACAGTATGGGGAGATACAGTTCAAATGACGGCAGAATGATGCCGGATTATGACCGGGGCAGTTCTTATGCCAGACGTGGTGAACATTATGTCAGAGGACATTACAGTCGCTCTGATGGACGAGATGCTTATGACGACTATATGACGCAGAAACAGAGCTATCGTTCCGGCAAATCCGAGGACTGCAAGAGAAAGATGCTTGCCGCTCTGGAAGAACATCTGGACGAACTCACAACAGAAATGAGCGATATGTCCAAGGATGCGGAGTGCCGGGAGGAACGTGATCTTGTTAAAAGATACGTGGAAAAGCTCAGGGATATGCTCTAATTGGCTAAAACATGTACCACAACTTTTTGAAGGTTCTGTGATACAATATATTCGTAGGGAAGATTTGTAAGCAGAAATGCTTGACATAGACATTTTTATTGCTTTCCTCCTTTCTTGGGTGCGTGTCCTTAATAGAAAATGCAGTGTTTATCCAACACAAGAAGCATGAGGTTGAAAAGCGGACGCAATTTCCGACACGTACCATTGCCGTTAGTGCATGGCGGCATACCTCCTTGTGAGCATATAACTGAATAGTGGAATCCAACCCGTGCAGAGGTGCGCGACCGTATAGGCGGTGTTGACGTAGCCCGAAACGTCTCGTGTTTAGGCATAGCACGTTAAATACCTTGCTAACCCGGGAATCCGGGTTAATGGAATATAGCTCAGTTGGTAGAGCATCTGACTGTTAATCAGAGTGTCACAGGTTCGATTCCTGTTATTCCAGTTACCCTGCCAGTGGTCTAACTGGCTTAATCCACTTACCTGCGGCGGCAGGTCAATAAACACGACCAGGAGGATATATATGCAGAAACTTATTGACACATTAAAATCATTTGGAATTGAGATCCCGGAAGACAAACAGGCAGATGTGAAAAAGGCACTCTCTGAACATTATAAGAATGCTAAGGAAGTCGCAAAAACCCTGTCGAAAGTTGAGGGAGAACGTGATGACTGGAAAGAACGTGCTGAGACAGCAGAGGAAACCTTAAAAGGTTTTGACGGTATCGACCCGGCAAACATTCAGACTGAGCTTGCTGAATGGAAGAAAAAAGCGGAGGATGCAGAAAAAGAGTTCAATGCAAAAATCTACGACCGTGATTTCTCAGATGCACTCAAAGCGGCGCTCGATGATGTTAAGTTTTCCAGTGAAGCGGCTAAGAAGTCTGTTATGGCAGACATCAAAGAAGCAGGATTGAAGCTGAAAGATGGCAAAATTCTCGGACTGAACGACCTGATTGAGCAGATGAAACAGTCTGACGCATCCGCTTTTGTAGATGAATCTCAGCAGCAGGCTCAGCAGAATCAGGCAAGATTTACCACTCACGTTGGACAGCAGCAGACGCCGGGAAGTATGACCAGGAAAGATATTGAAGCAATCAAAGACCCATCTGAAAGACAGGCAGCTATTGCTCAGAACATCCAATTATTCCAGTGATTTTTTTTGCACCGACTATACGACGCAGAGTATAGTCGCTAACCCAATACCTTAACAATTATGGGTAGAAAGGATTTTTTATATGGCAGCAAAAGCTAATCTTATCATGACTAATGATATCCAGGTAACGGCACGTGAGATTGATTTTGTTACCAGATTCGAGAGAAACTGGCAGCACTTACGTGACATTCTGGGTATCATGAGACCTATCAAAAAGCAGCCGGGCGCTGTACTCAAGTCCAAATACGCAGAGGGTACTTTACAGAGCGGAAATGTTGGTGAGGGTGAGGAAATCCCTTACAGCAAGTTTACCGTAAAAGAAAAGAACTATGCGGAAATGACTATCGAGAAGTACGCAAAGGCTGTATCTATCGAAGCAATCAAGGATCACGGTTATGAGAACGCTGTTCAGATGACCGATGATGAATTCCTTTTCCAGCTTCAGACTGATGTTACCGGCAGATTCTATGACTATCTGAAAACCGGTACGCTTACTTCCACAGAAACAACATTCCAGATGGCTCTAGCGATGGCTAAAGGCCGTGTAGAGAACAAATTCAAGCAGATGCACAGAAATGTGACTGGCGTTGTTGGATTTGTGAATATTCTTGACGTATATGAATACCTCGGAGCAGCTGAGATCACTATTCAGAATCAGTTCGGCTTCCAGTACATGAAAGATTTTATGGGATTCAATACGATTTTCTTACTGTCCGACAGTGAAATCCCGAGAGGGCAGGTTATCGCTACCCCTGTCGAGAACATCGTACTTTACTATGTTGACCCGAACGAATCTGACTTCGCAAGAGCAGGACTTGTATATACTGTATCTGGCGAGACAAACCTGATCGGATTCCATACACAGGGTAACTATCACACAGCAGTGTCCGAAGCGTTTGCAGTTATGGGACTTACTCTTTTTGCGGAATACATTGATGCAATTGCAATAATTACCATTGATGAGACACCAACACTTGGCACTCTGACAGTAAATTCCGTGGCTGGAACAGCAACTGGTGATACAAAAATCACTGTAAATCCGGCTAAGGAAAATGCCGGCAATGTGTATAAATACAAAGTCGCAGCAGATGCAGTAACTGTCGGATATGGACAGAATCTCAGAAACTGGACTTCTTGGGACGGAAAAGCTGACATCAAGGCGGCAACCGGACAGAAGATCACAGTAGTTGAGTGTGACGGAACATACAAGGCACTGAATGCCGGAAGTGCAAGCGTAACAGCAAAATCATAAACGCAGGAGGTAACTGGCATGGCTTATGCAGATTATAAATTCTATACAGAATCATTCGGCAATGTCGTGCCAGAAGCTGACTTTCCACGACTGGCAGAAAGAGCCAGTGATTTTGTGAACATAATGACATTTGACAGGTTGGTGGACGGACTGCCGACAAATGAACGCTCACAGAAGCGCATCAAAAAGGCAGTCTGTTCATTGGCTGAATTAATGTATCAGATTGAGCTTGCTGAGAAGAATGCAATCAATCAGGCATCGGCAAATGTAACCGACATAAATGTCGGGAACATCTCAACAGGCATTGTAACATCTGTATCTTCTGGCAGTGAATCTATTTCTTATGCCACGCCTCAGCAGATTGGGGCGAGCGCAAAAGAGTGGAGTGCGGTGTATGCCGCCGCCGGAGATGTACAGAAAACAAACGACTTACTTTATAAGACAGCTTTACCGCTTCTGATGGGAGTAAGGACGGATGATGGAATGCCGATATTATATGCGGGGGTGTGAGCATGAAAGGATTTTTAAGAAAAATACTTTGCAAACATAAGAACAGCGAAGTGATCTGCTGGCACTGGACGCACGGACCAAATGGCAATGATATAAGATTTTTAGAAATCCAAAGAAAATGTACGGAATGTGGGAAATATTTCTTTACGCATATAAAAGGTCAGGATGAGTGTAACAGATTTGTTAGCCATTACCCAGAAAAAGAATGGTCTGACAAATGCAAACCCGTTTTATAAAGGAGTGTGATCATATGGATATTTCAACACTTGGCTCATGTATAGCAATCGTTATGATTTGCTACATCGTAGGAATGGGCTGCAAAGCATCAAAAAGAATCTCTGATGAATGGATTCCGGTAATCATGGCGGTTATTGGTGGGATTCTTGGAGCTGTCGGAATGGGAGTTATCCCGGATTTCCCGGCAACAGATTATATCACGGCAGTTGCGGTCGGTATGTTTAACGGATTGTCGGCAACCGGAGTGAATCAGGTTATTAAGCAGACAGTGCAGAAAGAGTGATTTTATGGGAGGACGTGGCGGAAGTAGCGGATTAAGTGGAACAAAAGAAACCGCATTTTCTGTGACCATGAATGGAGAAACAACAGAATATAAGTTTACCAGAAAAGGCAAACAGAATTATTATCAGCGCGGCATCGGTGGACATATCGAAGAAACACCACTAAACATGTCTGCATCTGAGTTTCGCAAAAGAGTGGAATCCAACGGTGCAACTGTAAAGAAAATGAGTGTATCTAGTTGGAACAAAACAGAGAAAGCCAGAGAGATAGAACATGCAAACCGTCCTGATTATGAACTTGGCGTGGGCTTGAAAGATAATTCGGCATACAGGAAGACAGCGAGAAGAAACAGACTTATGACCAGAGCCATGAAAAGAAAGAGATAGCCTATGGCAGATAAATCAACCAGCATAGCCTATGAAAATCTGAACCGCTGCATCTTCCCTGGTGTCGGTGAATACGGTATACCGCAGATAGAACCTGAGACGTTCGAGGGCAACTGTGAATTTGTCGGTTTTAATTACGCCAGAGGAAAATGCAATAATCCAGAAGAGAAAGCTGTTCATTTCTTCTTAGATGATTACCAATTTGACGCGCTGTGGAGAAATCCAGACAGGTACGTGGATAAGCTGAGCAAATTCCGGTACATTCTAACACCAGATTTCAGCACTTACACCGATTTTCCGAAAGCTATCCAGATATACAACCATTACCGCAAGCACTGGATTGGTGCATATCTGCAAGAATATGATTGCCGTGTGATTCCAACAATCTCATGGAGTACACCGGATTCTTATAATTGGTGTTTCGATGGGGAACCAGAGGGTGGAACAGTTGCAGTATCTTCGGTTGGTTGCATGAACGGAAAGAAAAAGAAAGAACTGTTTCTTTCTGGTTACAATGCCATGATTGAGAAGTTACACCCAGAAAGCATTATCTTTTACGGGAAAATGCCAGAAGAGTGCAAAGGTAATATTGTCCGAATAAAATCATTCTCTGATAGATTTTCAAAAGCAATATGTGAAGGATAGGAGGGTATCATGTACGAAAAAACGGTGACGATTTTTGACTATTACGAATCAGCCACGACAGGAGATGCGTACTGGTATCCTCATGTTTTATCCGATGTTGACCTCGTTACTGACAAGGGAGCAATCCTCAAAAAGTATGGTGCAGAATCAACAGACAACGCACAGCTGCACATCCGTTATACTGTCCAGAACGGTGATATAACCATTACTGATAAAGGCGGTAAGATTCTTCCATGGCTTCCAGTTAAAGAGTGGAAAAGGCAGATTAACAACGCGTTGGAAGACACTATCACATTCTCGGACGAATCATTCTTCTGGGAGGGCGAGTGGACTGGTGGAACGGTATCTGATGGCGATTATCGAAACGGATTCTATCAGTACATGAATGAGAACGAGGATAATGTGTTCAAGATTACCAGTGTTGGTGGTCCATATACACTGATTCCACACTTTGAGATTCTGGGTAAGTAATATGAGTAAGATTCATCATTTTAAAGGGTTCTCCATAGTCGATGGAGATATGAAAATAAAGCTAAATATGGACAGGCTCTCCAGACAGTATCAAGAAGCCCAGTATCTCCTTGACGGAATGGTTATGGACAGTATGGTTCCGTTTATGCCAATGATTACCGGAAATTTTATCAATCGAACAAGAGTTGAGAGCACATCCTTGCAAGGAACTGGGAAAGTATGCGCGGCGGCGGCCCCTTATGGGCGTTTTCTGTATGAAGGAAAAGGAATGGTCGACGAAGCAACTGGAAGTCCCTACGCAAGACGTGGAGCAAAGAAAGTTCTCGTTAGTCAGTTTTCTGGTCAGACAGCCGCAAAAGAGAATCTTGAATACACCAAACAGGCTCACCCACGGGCACAGGCAAATTGGTTCGATGCCGCTAAGCGACAATACGGTAGTACATGGATTCGCAAAGTAAAAGCACAGGCAGGAGGTGGCAGACATGGCGGATAAACCTATCGGTAAGGATGCGACTGGATATGAGATTCTGACAGACGCCATGAAAGCACTTCTGAACCAGTATCCGGGACTATACGAAAATGAAACAATCAAATTTGAGGAACTCGGCAAAGAATCAGGAATTGCGTTCTCAGCAGACAACGGGGCACTGATTTATTCAGAGAAAGAAGATGTCTGTGGAACGATGCATCAGGTATGTCAGTACCCATTTTATGTGGTATACCGAACAGCATCCGACAAGGAAAGGCAGAAACTATCTGTTCAGAAGTTCCTGGACAATCTCGGTAAATGGATATGTCGAGAACCAGTTATCATAAATGGCTCTGAGACACGTTTAAATGCGTTTCCTGAGCTTTCGCAGGGGCGAGTGATAAAACGTATAACCCGTGATAATTCCTATGGTTTAGAGCCGCAGGAGAGTGGTGTACAGGACTGGTTATTGCCATTATCGGTACGCTACGAAAACACTTATGAAGTAATATAACGTAACAACCGGCTATTAATTAGAGATAGTCGCTAACCTACACAGCCTTTTAAAAATTATAGGCAGAAAGGACATTTCTATGGCAGTTACAGGCAGGATTGACCGTAAATACATGGCTCACTATATCGACGCAGGTTCTCTTTGTGGAGGACTGACACCAAAATATGAGCGTCTTGGAAAGGATCTGGAAGAGTACAACATCGAACTCAACCCGGATACTGAAACATCTAAAAATATTCTTGGAGAATCCACATTCAAACACAACGGCTACGAAGTTTCTTCTGACGCTGATCCGTTCTATGCAGACACTACTTCTGATCTGTTCACAGCATTACAGAAGATTGTAGATGGGCGTCTCAAAGACGACAACCTCAAAACAAAAGCAGTCGAGGTTCATCTCTGGACAGAAGCCACAGCAGGCAAGTATGAAGCATACCAGCAGGATTGTTATGTTGTGCCGACCTCCTATGGTGGTGATACATCCGGTTATCAGATTCCGTTTACTGTCAACTATGTTGGCGAACGTGTAAAAGGAAAATTTGATATCAGCTCCGGTACATTCACGGCCGACAGTGAATAAACACATATACAAGGAGGGCGCACTAAATGGCAAAAGTAATTAACACCAAAATTGATGATGGAATTCTCATTTTTACATTCACAAATAATGAAGACGAAGTCTTTTCTTCTTTTAAGCTGAACCCGACGGACATCAATGTAGCAGCACGTGCAGAGGAACTGACAGAATATTTTGAGCAGCTCAAAGATTCTATTCAGAAAGTCACATCTGGTAAAGAGATGGCAGAGTTGAATAGACAGATTGAGGACAAAATCAACTATCTACTCGGATATGAAGCATCAAAGGACCTGTTCAAGGAACCGATCACAGCAACCACTGTTTTTGGTAATGGCCAGGTGTTTGCTTACATTGTTCTGGATAAGATCGCAGGAGCAATCGCACCGGAAATCGAAAAGAGAAAAAAGAAAATGCAGGCAGCAGTCAATAAGTATACGGAGAAGTATACAAAATGACCGCCTATGAGCTTCCCACCTCACTAAACATCAGTGGGGTGGACTTTTCTATTAGAACGGATTTCCGGGTAATAATCGACATTCTGATTGCCATGAATGACCCAGAACTGGATGAGCAGGCAAAAGCAGTTGTTATGTTGCAGATTCTGTTTGAGGACTGGCAGAGTATACCGCCTGAGTGTCTGGACGAAGCTTGTCAGAAAGCATCGGAATTCATCGACTGCGGACAGTTGGACGATAATCCGAACCACCCAAAGCCTCGGTTAATGGACTGGGAACAGGACGGAGATATGATCGTGCCGGCTGTAAACAAGGTTGCTGGTAAAGAAATCAGAGCAGTGCCTTATATGCACTGGTGGACATTCTTTGGATATTTCATGGAATCCGGCGAATGTCTGTTCAATACGGTTGTTGGAATCCGTTCAAAGAAAGCTCACGGAGAACGTCTGGATAAATGGGAAAAGAAATTCTATCAGGAAAGTAAGAACATTATTGATATAAAAACACGTCTCAGCGAGGAAGAGCAAGCGTATAAAAATGCGCTGAATGAGATGTTGAACCTCAAATAGTTAGGAGGTGAACGCATGGCTGCTGATGGCTCAGTCATTATTGATACCAGAATGGATACAACCGGTGTCCGAAATGGCGTATCAGCTATAAAACAGTCATTTAACGGCCTTGGGAGTGCTGTAAAAAAAATCGGTCTGCTGATTGGTGGGGCTTTTGCAGTTGGCAAATTAGCGCAGTTTGGGAAAGAGTGTGTGGAGCTTGGTTCCGACCTCGCAGAAGTTCAGAACGTGGTTGATGTTACATTTACAACCATGTCGGATAAGGTCAATGAATTTGCAAAGAACGCCATGACCTCAGCCGGACTGTCAGAGACAATGGCAAAAAGGTATGTCGGAACATTCGGAGCAATGTCTAAGTCGTTCGGTTTCTCTGAGGCACAGGCTTACGACATGTCAACAGCCCTGACACAGCTGACTGGTGATGTGGCATCATTCTATAACATTAGTCAGGACTTGGCTTATATCAAGCTGAAATCAGTATTTACGGGTGAAACGGAAACACTCAAGGACCTCGGCGTGGTAATGACCCAGTCGGCACTTGATCAGTATGCACTTGCCAATGGCTACGGAAAAACCACATCTGAAATGACAGAACAGGAAAAAGTGGCTCTCCGTCTGGCTTTTGTGCAGAAACAGTTATCGGCTGCATCTGGTGATTTCATTCGAACATCTGATTCATGGGCGAACCAAGTGCGAGTTATGCAGTTGCAGTTGCAGTCTCTTAAGGCAACAGTCGGACAGGGATTAATTAATATTTTCACACCTGTTCTGAAAGTAATCAATATTCTTCTCGGCAAACTGGCGACTCTGGCAAACGCATTTAAGTCATTCACGGAGCTTATTACTGGCAAGAAATCTTCCGGTCAAACGAGCGGAAGTGGAGCGGGTCTTGCCGGAACAGACGCGATCGCAGATACAGCGGACCAGTATGGACAGGCGGCAGATAATGCAGAGAAACTGGCAGATGCCACGAACGACAATGCAAAAGCAACAAAAAAAGCGAATAAGGAAACCAAAAACTATCTTTCGTCACTTGATGAAGTTCACAAAGTCACATCTACTGGCAGCAATTCATCTTCCACACCATCTTCATCTGGTGGAAGTGGTGGAGCAGGTAACAGTGGCCTTCCGAGTTCAGTTGGTAATGTGGACTACGGCAATCTCGCAGAAGGCGAAACCGCACTGGACAAAATCAGTGATTCTGCCAAGAAGCTTGCTGATCTGCTCAAGAAGCTCTGGAAACCATTTCAGGACGCATGGAAAAAAGAGGGCAAGAATACTATTGACGCGGCAAACATTGCTTTGTCGGGAATTGCAAAGCTTGCTAAGAGTGTAGGTAAAAGCCTTGTAGAGGTCTGGACAAATGGCACAGGCACAACGATGCTTACGACCATGCTGAGGATTGCTCAGAACGTGCTTAAAACTATCGGGAATATTGCATCCGGTTTTGCGGATGCGTGGAATAAGAACAATGTTGGAACGCAGATCATACAGAACATTGCAGACGCCCTTGTGGTGGTTATGCAGTTTGTTGAAAAAATCGCAGAGGATACAGCAACATGGGCGGCGAACTTGAACTTTTATCCGTTACTAGAATCCATCAGTAACCTGACCAGTACCTTTGCGCCAATTCTGGAATCTATCGGAAATGTTCTTGAATGGATTTATAACAATATTGTTCTCCCAATGCTGAAATGGCTGATTGAAACAGGAATTCCGACAGTGATTAACCTAGTGTCTGATTTGGCTGGATTCTTTGCAGATCATCAATCAATCATTGAAGCATTTGGCGCAGCTCTGATCGGAGCATTTGCGGCAGCGAAGATTGCAGGCTTAGCTTCGAGAATCGCAGGAAGTATAACGACAGTAGCAAGTTTCATTAAGGATCTTATTGCACTCATGACCGGCTCTGGCGGCATTATTGGTGGAATCAAAGCCATTGCGACAGCTGTCGGACCGGGCGGAATTTTTATAGCAGCAGTAACAGCTTGCATTGCGATTGGTGTATTGCTGTACAAAAACTGGGACAAAATAAAAGAAGTTGCAGGTGCGGTATGGAGTTGGATTAAAGACAAAACCATAGCTTTCGTTGATGGAATAAAATCCAAACTAAGTGATTTGGCAGAAAAGATTGTTTCTATTTGGAATGGTATCAAATCAAGTGCAAAAGAAAAGTGGAGCGCTATATGGTCCACTATAAAAGAAGTTGTAAAGATGATAGTTGATGGAATCGTTGATAAATTCAAAAGTGCAAGAGACAAGGTTGTTGATACGTTCGAGGGTATTAAAAACAAAGTTAAAGAGATATTCAATAAAGTTATCGGTATCGTAAATGGCGCAATCGGTACGGTGAACGGCGCGATCAGTGGAATTGAATCTGCAATGTCATTTGGTCCGTGGGAAGTGCCTACACCATTCGGCTCTAAGACGATCGGATTTAGCGCAAGCTTTCCAAGAGTACCGACTATTCCATATCTGGCAAAAGGTGCAGTTATTCCACCAAGAAGCGAATTTCTGGCTGTCCTTGGAGACCAGAAACAGGGTAATAACATTGAAGCACCAGAAGCACTGCTCAGAAAAATTGTTCGTGAGGAAACTGGTGGACAGCAGAGTGGTGGAAATTATCGTTTTACTGCTCAGATTAACCGAAGAACAGTATTTGATGAAATTATCGAAGAAGCAAAGTTAAGACGTGATACAAGCGGTAGAAACCCGTTTGAACTGGCATAGGAGGTGGAAGCGTGGCAACTATTCCAAAAGGCATAACAGAACGATACAAGATGAATGGGGCTTCCATCTATCAGCCAGATAAAGATATGGGATATAACCTCGAAACAACTTATTCAGAAGGTAGTAACCGTACGCAGTTCGGAAAAGCGTTGTTAACTCCATTGTTTACAGTCGAACAGTATAGCTATGAAGCATCAAACGTTCCAGTTATAGAAGCAAACAAAATTCTCAAAATTATCGCAAAAGGAAAAACTTTCAATTTGTACCATTGGTCGCTTTATCACATGGCATGGAGAACCGACCCATTTTATGTTGGAAAAGCAAGCCTAACTATTGGAGAAATATCTCCAGACTTAAAATTTGTATCAAAAATATCTTTTAACATGCAGGGGGTGAATCCACTTGATTAATGTATCTGATGCGTTCAAACAAAAACTACAGGACGGAAAGAAAGTCTGGCAGGAAGTGGAGATCACCTTTCCTGACGGAACTGTAAAAACCGCAAAAGATGAAATTATGGGTGAAAACTGCACCTTTTCTGATTGCGCTGAAAGTAGTAGCTTTCCAATTGGTTGTGTTGTGTGCAAGTCCATGACACTTGAGTTGGATAACTCTCAGGATCAGTGGAAGAATTATTATTTCTATCAGGCAAAAGTCCATGCATATCTCAAAATGCAGATTGATGCCAGTGCGGTTGAAACCATCGATAAAGGCGTATATACAATCACAACACCGGAGCAGTACGGTGAAACGCTTAATTTTACGGCTCTTGATGATATGTATAAAGCGAATGCGGCTTATACATCTAATCTGACTCTTCCGCAGTCGGTAGAGACCCTTGTCAGAGATGCGTGTGAAACTCTTGGCATCCCATTTGGTGGAACAATGCAGCATGGTAATCTGATTATATCAGAGATTCCAGAGAATATGACATTTCGCCAGTTATTCGGATGGGCGGCAATGCTTGAGACTGCGAACGCCCGTCTGGATAACAGAGGATACTTGCAGTTTATTAGATGGGATTTTTCCAATGTACAAGAAGATTACAGCGCAGTAGTGGACGCTGATGGAAATGTAATATTTAAAGGCGGCGCAAATATTGACTCAGAGAGCTTTATCAGTCCGACAGGGAACTGGACAATTGATAGTGATGGATTCTTGACACTGATTGAATCAGCTACTGACGCATCTGAAAAGCTCAAAGACTTTTTTACAAGTCCAACTGTTTCTAGTGATGATATTATAATCACTGGAATCAAGCTAAAAAATAGAGAAAATGAAGCTATGTACGGAAGTACAGGATATGTTCTTGAATTGGAGAACGACCTTGTTGCGGATTCGGGTTTGGAGACGGTAGCTGCTCAAATCGGCGATTCCATAATTGGAACCAAATTTCGCAACATGTCGGGAGAACTTGCGTATAATCCGCTCATTGAGTTTGGAGATATGGCATATACTTACGACCGTAAGTGGAACAGATATATAACTCCACTGACAGATGTTTCTTGCTCTGTTAATGGAAAGACCGCTGTGAAAACTCAAGCCGATGATCCGATCAGAGGAATGAGCAAATTTGTTTCTGATGGAACGAAAGCCATTGTTGAAGCAAGACGTCTTGCTAAAATTGAAAAGACTGAACGAGAAAAGGCAATAGAGCGTTTAGCTGGAATGCTTGTATCTTCTAGCGGTCTGTATATGACACAGGAACCGCAGCAGGATGGCAGCATCGTATACTATATGCATAATAAGTCGACATTGGAAGAATCCGATATAATCTGGAAACTGACAGCAGAAGCATTCGCAGTATCCGTTGATGGTGGAAAGACGTATCCTTATGGATTTGCGGTGACTGGTGAATTAATAACCAGACTGCTTTATGCGGAAGGTATAAATGCTACTTATATTGATGCTGGTGTTCTTACTGTCAAGGATAAAAGCGGAAAAGTCATATTTATGGTTGATATGGACAAGAAGTCTGTATATATGGATCCTGATACGCTGACTATTGGAGGAATGCCGCTATCCAAGAAGCTGGAAAATATGGACAACAATATTGCAGATGCCAAGAATATGACATTCCAGCTGTCAAACGATATGCAGACGATCACATCTGACGCAGACGGAAACATTCCGGTATTTCCAACAGTGGCAACTACAGCGAAAGTTATGTATGGCTCGTCAGATATCACAAATGATTGTAGCTATACCATTACAAAATCAGACAGTGTAACCGGCTCTTGGGATGTAGATACGCATACTTACACTGTCACAGGCTTGAGTGTAGACAATGGATGGGTGGATATTAAGGCAACGTACCTGATTAATCTTTCTATAACGAAGAGATTTACGATTTCTAAACAGAAGCAAGGCAAGCAGGGAATGCAAGGTGTTCCAGGCAGGACTTATTTTATCGAGCTGACATCGGACGTTGTAAAAAGAGGGGCAGATAAAGTCATAAGCCCGAGCACTGTGCAGGCATTTGCTTACTATAGAGATGGTGGCGGTGCTACAAGGACAGCATACAGCGGATTGTGGAAAGTGCAACTCTCTACTGATGGGAAAACATGGATTGATACTACAACAATATCAAAACCTACTACCAATATTGCAGTTCAGTTATCTGATGTTACAATCACAGAAGATAAGAATTATGTGAAATTTGTGCTTTATGCCGCTGATGGATTCACGAATCTTCTTGACTCTCAGACGGTTCCGATATTGACAGATGTATCATCTCTTACACAACAAGAAATTGTTGAAATATTGAGCAATAACGGAGACTGGAATGGACTATATTACCTAGATGGCCGACTGTACATTAGCTTCGGTGCAGCACTTGGCGGTACGTTGAAAATCGGCGGAGTTAAAAACACTAACGGAGTTATTGAAGTAACAGACGAAAAAGGAAATGTTACAGTAAGACTTGATCAAAATGGAATAAATGCAATAGCTGGAAAATTTTCAGGGGAATTAAATGGAGCGACAGGAAAGTTTTCTGGTACTTTGGAGTCAGTGGACGGAATTTTTACTGGAATTTTGAATGGGGCAACTGGAACTTTTACTGGAAAAGTAGGTTCCTATAATAAGAATGGTGAATTTTCACAATTAGATGCCGGATGCGTTGAAGTAGGAACGATAGAAGATGGAGAGATTACGGGATATCTGTCAACAAGCGAATTCAAAAATACTGGCAAATGGGGAATGCGAGTAGCTGGTCGAGGAGTAGTAGCTTTTTCAACACCATATATCCTTGTAGGAGATTACAAAGAGTATAGTGAAGACTTTGTTGGAAGTATCGGGCAAAGCGGAACCTGCAAAGTGATTACTGAAATATCAACTACTGGCTCTTCATCTGGATTAATAATTAACTCGTTGAAAACTAAAACTGTAACCTTTGAAAAAGGATTGATGGTTACTGCTATTTGATGGGAGGTGAAAGCATGATAACCACATATTATGCACAGAAAAAAGGAATGGGGTTTTTTATTCAGCCAGAAGATATTGAGGAATATGCCAAACTTGGCTATACCATCTACAAAAATGAACCTGTTGTTGTGAGCAATATCGAAAGAGAGGTAAGAGCAATCAATGCAAAGGCAGATTGATGTAACAGAGATGTATGCGGTTGATATGTGCTATAAAAAGATTAATGCATACATACAGAAGGAACTAGGGGCCTATCCGCTGTATGCTGTAGAATGCGGATTGGAAAGGGCACTGCTTGACATCAAGAAAACGAAATCAAACTTATACATAGATGTTATTGCAAAGCAAAATAAACCAAAAGAAGAACAGATTTCAGCAACCAGCGTAAAGGATACTGTACAAAAGTTGCGTGAATGCGGCGTAAAAGTTATAGAAAAATAGCAAAAGGAGATATAACATGGCAAAATTTAATGAATATCCAGTAAAAGCAAAGCCAGCGGACGCGGATACCTTTTATTTCATAAAAGCTACCAATGGAGTGTGAAATCTGTACGCTACAGCCACCACAAATATGTTTCATGAAATCATGAAGGAGTTGATAGAATTGGAAATTAAAGGTATTGACGTATCATCTTTTCAAGGGAAACCTGATTGGACGAAAGTTAAGAATTCTGGAATCAAGTTTGCGATATTGAGAATTCATCAGAAATCTGGAATTGATACATCTTTTGAACATAATTACAAAGGTTGTAAATCCAATGGAATTCTTATTGGTGGGTACAAGTACAGCTACGCTTTAACACCGGCACAGGCGATTGACGAAGCTGAGGACGTACTTTCCGTTCTTTGTGGACGTGGATTGGATTTCCCAGTGTTCTATGATCTTGAATGGGCGCAGCAGAGAAGCTTTGGAAAGCAGGCTATCGAAAATATTGCAGTAGCATTTCTGACCAGAATTAAAAAAGCCGGTTATAAGGTCGGTATCTATTGCAATCTTGATTGGTACAACAACGTTCTGTCAGATGCTCTGAAGCAGTATGATTGTTGGATTGCTCGTTATCCGGCTAGTGATAATGGCTCTGTACAAGAAAGACTACGTCCAAATGTTGGTGTAGGCTGGCAGTATTCCAGCAAAGGAAAAGTCAATGGTATCAATGGAAATGTAGATATGAATGTGTTCTATACAGATTATCGGACGGAACAGAAAGGAGAAGCAACAGTGAGCAAAACAAAATTACAAAAATTCACAGAACTCGGCGATTATTACGCAAACAATGGCGGCAATAAACCGTATCTGGAAAAACGCACAAACGCTTATCTTGATGATTTCCAGAAAAATGCCGGATACAATAACTACACCAAATTTGCCCGTGATGTAGATTCTTGGGGGCAGCCGGGATGTCAGGGACAGCCATGGTGCGCGGAATACCAGTTCTGGAAGTTGGCGAAAGTCTTAGGTATTACAAAAGCATTACAGATCATGGGCGGTGGATTTTACAATTGCGTATCCATCACTAATCATGCCAAAGCTAATGGAACATGGCACAAATCGCCAAAAGTAGGTGCGTTGATTATATTCCGTAACGGTTCCCATGTCGGCTCTGTTCGGAAATACAACAAAACCTATGTCTACACCAATGAGGGTAACACATCCAGCGTGGCAGGTGTTGTTGCCAATGGCGGCGCATGTCGAAATAAACAGTATAAGCTTACAGATTCCGCTATTGACGGTTATGTTTGGATTGACTGGGGAGAAGAGAAAACTGTTACAGAAACATGGAAAGCAACCGGCACAGCCACATCCATGGTTGACGACCTGTACATCCGCGAGACACCAAACGGATATGTTCTCGGACAGATCAACAAGGGAAATCGCGTAGAAATTAACGGTGAGAAATCCGGTATGTGGACAAAGGTTAAAGTTGCCGGAATCGGCATCGGTTGGGTAGCTACCAAATATCTCCAGATTGACGGAGTAAAAAACACAACCACAACGATTTCTAAAAAGCAAGATAAGACGCAGAGGCTGTACACTGGACAGGT